TACCACTACAGATTTTAGTTAGTATAACGAAAAAATATACTTTTAATATCCTCTAAAATCATGTAATTTATCGCTTAATTCTTCATTCATTTTAATAAATTTTAATAGAAATTCTTCAGTGATTATGTATTGTTTATGGCTTCTATCTTTAGTAGCAAGTTTTTGTTCATTGTCTTTATCTGTTATCTGAAAGCTATGAATTATACGATTTCTCATATTTACCAATTGGTTAAATAAATTTGCAATCTCAGGACCTGCTTCACTCGTTATTGTTTCTTGGATAGGTCCTAGTAGTATTCCAGATGTTCTATCTATTAAATCAAACCAATCATAATTATTTCCGTTATCCTCTCTTAGAATGTTTTCTATGATAAATGAGTTATTGGAATTAAAAACACATAGAGCACTACCTAATAATTCCCGATATTGTTTAGATGGCAAAGATTGTCTTGTATAAGATTCGTACATACATAGATACCTATTATCTGGTTGAATGTTGTTTCCATATCTTATGGAATTAGTTTTTGGATAGATCTCTTCTGTTAAATGCAAAAGCCCCTTATTATGATAATAAGAGACTTTTAATTTTATTTTTCTATCTTAAATTGTGCGGCTATTAATGAATAGTCATCAATCGGTGCTTTTTCGATTCTCTTTTGTAAAGCGGCAGCGAATTTTGTAACACTATTCATGGTATTATCGGAGAAACGTGGGCGACGTTCCCAGAAATGGTGTGCACCATCAGACATTAAATAGATAAAAATCTCACTATTTTCATCTTTGATTTCATCAATAGGAATAAAAATTTCATCATATTTCATTTCGACTTGTGTAGAAATAGCTGTAGTAATGATATTTTTGCCTTTTAATTCTTTGAGTTCTTTTTTTGTATAAATACCTTCATCTAATAATCTTTGATGTGATGTATGGTCTTTTGTCTTTTGACGAAGCTTATTGCCTTGTTTTATATATAAGCGGCAGTCTCCAATGTGTCCAATATGTAAACCTTCTTCTGATAAATAACCAAATGTAAGTGTTGTTGAAGCATTTTTTAACTCAGGAGGTAAGGCTTTTATCTTTTCTAATGTTCTCGTGAATACTGTTTTTATTTTATCGTGGGTTTCACATAAAGTAGAAATGGCAAGATTAGATGCGATTTCTCCTCCTAGGTATCCTCCTACGCCGTCTGCAATAGCGAAAATATAAGTGTCATGAAATTTTTGTGGGGTTAGATAGCTATCTTGATTTATCTGTATCTTATCCTTTGAGAAGGAAAACGTAGATGTTGAATATAGGGTAATCATATATTTATTCCTTCTAAAGTGTTAATATCCTTGATAATTTCTTGAATGTTGTTATATCTTTTTTTTGGTTGTCTAAAAGTACATTTAGCATGGATATTTGCTAGGGTTTCGTCTAATTCTAAATCTTCTATTACAACGCCTAGCGCATAAATATCCGATTGTATAGTATAGTCTGCACCGTTTTGTATTTCTGGTGCCATATATTTATTAGTTCCCATTACTTGCCCAAATTGTGTAAGCTGGTTTGTTCCACTATCTTTTAGATTTTTAATTAGACCAAAATCAGATAGTTTAAATCTACCATCTTTAAATTTTAAAATATTTTCAGGCTTGATATCTCTATGTAAAAAATTTCTTGAATGAAGATAGTTGACCCCATTTAATACTTCTTTAAGGATGAAAATTTTTTCTTTATTTGTAAGAGCATATTCTTTTTCTTTACAATCATTTTTCTCAAGTAAATCGCTTAAAGATTCTTCCGCTAATTCCATAATAAACCACGGTTTATCAATAGCTAAATTATAAAGACATACATGTACTATATTACGATTAAAACAGTCAGATTGATACGTTATTTCTCGTCTAAATCTTTCTTTATATTCTTCGTAATCGCTTTGTGTTGCATATCGTGGCTCAAAGAATTTTCTTGCATATTCTGTCAAATGTGTCTTAGTTTTATTATAAACTCTTACTTTATCAACAGTACCAAATGTGCCTCTACCTAGATGCTCTATTGTTTCAATATAATAATTTCTAAATTATTCCATAGGGGAGTATGTTCGTTATAAAAAATATAGGATAACACAAACAATATATATCAAAAAATAGGACTTAGATATTATTTTATAAAAAAAAGCCCTCAATTGAGGGCGTTTGTCTAAAAATAATCTGAAATTGTCTAATTAAAACAATACTATCTATTTGATTTTAAATAAAAAATCTGTTTTCGATTATCTAAAATCGTTTAGATATTGTTTAACTTGGCTAAGTTAGACGAGCAGCACTACATCGCTTCTGCGATAAGTTGTTGATAATATTGCTGTGCCAGCTCAACACGTTTGATGATTTTTTCGATAATGTCATCATTGCGTTTCACTGTTACGATGGTAATCCTTTTTTCTTGTGGTATTTGTTCAACAAGATTGATATATTTTTCAGGGCTTTCCCAATTTGCAATCATTTCGGGTGGGGTAGGGAATAGGCAGAAGTCTATTTGTGCTTCTTCGCAATCCCAAAGCCACATATAGCCCTGCATTTGTATATCATAGCCTGCTTTTTTGGCTTTATTTTCTGCTTCATCTTGGAAAAATGGATGGGTGCCAATATCCCACGAACATTTTGTGTCGATAATGAGTTTTCTGGTTGGCACATAGATATCACATTCGCCGGTAATCCATTCATTTTCTCGTCTTTCTTCGTTTTTCTTTAAGGCAAGCCCTCGTTTTAAGCCACTTAATTTAATCGCTTGCTTTTCTAAAGCGATCCCTTTTTCTGTGTATTTGTTGCCTTCGAATGCTTGGTAGCCAAAGAGGTCATATTTCACGATTTCACGCACCGCACTTTTGGCAGTGTCTGAGATGGTTTTATCTCTTGCTTCCGGCATTAATTTATGGAGCATTGAACATCTAGCTTTCATTTGATACATTTTGGTTCTCCAATTTTTCTAACTCTGCATATTGTTCCGGTGAGAATTTAAAGCCGTTATCACATAAGTCTTGTAATGTGGTTTCTCGGTTGAGAATGTTTTGTTTGCATTGTGCAAAAACATCATCACTGACGGTCATTATTGAATATTCCGCATTTCGGATATCGTTATCAGGGTAGGCAAATTCACCGCTGTCTTTCACAATGGATTGATCCGCTAACACGACGGATTGCATTTCAACGGAAAGCGGCGCTTGTTTTGATAATAGCAATTTCATCACGGTTTTTAATGCCATTGCTTCGAAATTATCCACCCACACGCCATAATGTTTTTTATAGCTTTGGCTGTATCGTAAGGCGTGTTTTTTCACTTCTTCGTGACTCATATAAAGTTCTGCTGAGAAGTCATTCAGTAGCCTGAAGTAGGCATAGTAACCAATCGGTAGCTCGCCATCTTCAGGTTCTTGCTCCCAGTCAAATTCAAAGCCATTGATAAAGTCTTTTTTAACCAGTTGTTTTTTGTAAACAGGTAGGGCAACAAGGCGTTTAAATTGTCCGCTACGTTGCACTAGTTGAATAAAGCCTTTGTAGCCGATTTGGAATTGGGCTTCTACGACATATTCTTCTTCCGTTTTTGGCTTTCCATTTCTATCAAGTATTGCGTTACCTTCGGTATCAACTAAAGGCACTTTTCTTTTCGTGCGGAATGGAACGATATAGGCAAATCCTAAGCCGTTTTGTATTGGTAAATTCAGCGTGGCAGCCATACAGGCGGCATTGAAGATACTTTTTGGCTCGGCATTAATAAGCATTGCGTTGCTGTTGGCAATTTGTAGTACGCTGGTGACAAATGTTGCGGCATTTTTACCGAGTAATTCTTGTAATTTTTGTTTTGCGGTTGGTTTTTCAAAAAAATCTCTTAAAACCTGTGCAGGGGAAACCTTCTTTGTTTCCATCACTTTGTTTTGAGTTGTCATTTTTTTCTCCTAAATCATATAGCCCTTACCGAAATGTTGCATTTTCTTGATTGGTTGAATATTCGCGCCTGTTAAGGTTCTAATGCGATTATTAATAAAGGTTTTGGTTAAATCCGCCGTAGCAAAGTTGTGGCGTTCACCGCCGAAGTAGTGATTGACTTGTTCAATCTTTCTGCCGTGTGCGTTCTTTTTAACTATTTCAACCGCATAGCAACCGAGCCCTTTGGGGTGTTGGAAGATGTTCCAGTAGCGATCCGCCACGTTTCGGTGACGCACGGTTTCCATTAAAACCGGTTTCGGTTTTGGTGGCGGTGCTTTGCTTTCCGTTGTGGGCTTTGTGTTTGTGGTTGTAATAGGGGTTGACCTTTTTCAAAAATTCGTAATAACGGTGTGCGTCGTGTTGCTTTCCCCAGCAGTACAGTGAGGTGGCACAAACGCCCAATTCTTTTGCTGCCTCCTTTGGTGGTTTGCCCAGCTCGTACATTTTGTTTAGGATGGCTTTTCTTTCTTCGATGGTGTAAGCTCTGCCCATTATTTTGCCCTCAAATGATGTCTAATGTCTGCTTCGTGTTCCGGCGTGAGCGGTGTTTGTAGCTCGCCGTGCGTTTCTTTCCACTCGTTATTCGCCCATTCTTTCCACGCTAATTGCTCTGCGCTTAGTTCGGTTTCGAGGTTTAGCGTGTGGTCGTAATAGTCGGTGTCTTTGTCGTATTGAGCAGCGTGTGCCGGTTGGCAACTGATGCCGAGCACGGTGGCGATAATCAATGCGGCGATGAGGTAAAAGGGTTCGTGAGTGAATTTCATTTTTTGTTTCCTTCTGTGTTTGGCGATTTATTTCACCAC